GCCTTGTCCCAGATTGCTACCTGTAAGGCGTCAAGACGTTCGCTTTCTAGTTTGCGTAGAGAGTCGACCTCGTCAGCTGGTATCGCTACGAGTGCGTTCTGAACTCGACGATAAGCCGTTGAGGTGTTGATCCCTAACCTGTCAGCAATCTCCCTGTATGTGTGTCCGAGTGAACGAAGCTTTAACGCCTCGGTGTCTGCCTCTGCGTTCTCTGCCGTTTTGATGAAGCCACCTCTAGAGTTCTGCGTCACTTTGTTCTGCTTTCATGCTCAGCCAGTAGTTCAATGCGATCAAGCCCGTCTCGACGTACTCGTCGTATGTCACCATTTTTTCTCACTCTCATCAGGGTTTTTATTAGTTCTATTTTGACAGATTTTGCGACGCCTTGGCGTTTCATGTTTGAGGGGTGTTGATCTTTGGTTTGCAACTTTCTCTGAACTCCGTCATTAGTTTTTTGCCATAAGCGAGGGTGTTCGCACGTTGAGACTCGATTTGTTCTTGACGTTCTACCTCGGTCAATACGTGACCATAACGAGCGATCTCTGCATTCTCAGCCTCGATTGCTTGTTGTTTTTCTCTTTCTTGACGAAGGAACTCTGCCTCAGCTCGTTTTTTCTCAGCACGTTCTTGTTTGCCTTTAGTCGCTAACTCTCGGAACTCGTCGTCGACGGGGTCGGTAGGTTTTGCGAAGGTGAACGTTAAACCTCTAGTCATCTGTGCCTTTGTCAACATCTGAGGACGATCAACGTTGAACGCTCCGAGGATCAGATTTTGTTGCGCAGGTGTTAGGTCGCTGAACGTAGTGAGTTGGTTTGATGTAACGTCTGTTCTCTTTGTTGATCCCTCATCACCACCAAGCGTTCGAGTGAGCTCGGACGTGAGTTGAGTGAAGTCTTTAGATAAGTCTTTATTAATAGAGACGAGGTCTCCACTATTGGCGTCGGGGTCTCTCCAATTCTGGTGTGAGTGCCTCTCCACTTTTGGAGACTCATCACTAACAGAAACCCTTGTGTTCTCACCTTTTGTTGATCCTGTTTGAGGTGTGTCGTAATGGCTGACACTCTGAACGACGTTCTGAACGACGCTCTGAGTCTGTTTCTTAGATAAGCCTCGATCACTAGGAAGCCTGACCCCGTTGAGGACGTACACGTTTCCGTCTTGCCTGCGTTTGCGATAAGCGTCTTTTGCCCATTGACCCTCGGGGATTACAACAAGAAACGGATCACCTTGACTGTCTCTGTATTCTGCGAACGCTTGGACTTGCTTCGAAAGTGTTGAGGCAGGTACGCCCGTCAGCTCTGACATTCGTTCATAGGTGACTGGCGTGTGCGCCCACGTGACGCCCGAGAAGTCTCGCTCTATCCAATGAGACTCGGTCTCTGCTTTCTCGTCGCCCTTAAACTCATGGCGAAAATAACTTGTTTGAAACAACATGAACAGATCGACGTGCTTTCCTGCCCCTGCTTTCAACATCTCAAACAAGGTCGAGTCGGGAACTGTCTGAAAGGTCTCGTTGCTTATGGGAGACGCCTTGAACTCTGTCGTGACGCCCCACTTGCCTGCTAAGGCGTGACTAATACGCCCATTCTGCAAGGGTTCTGGCTCGGTACTTGACCGCTGGTCGGACAGTATGTCAGACTCGATCTTGTACTCATTAAGGGGAAACAACTCGTCGAGAGACGTGAAGGTTTCAGAAAAGTCCGAGCTGGCAGGCTCGGGCTTTTTACTTTGTGTACGCATTTTGGGATAACCCCTTTGGTTTCTTTAGGTCGTTGTGCGACCTTTCACTCGGGTCTTGGTTGACACGACTCTGAACTCTGAGGACGAACGAAGGTCTTTCTCGATCTTGACCACTCCGTCTCTGATGATCTCTGCGAGAAGTTTTGACGTGGTTGTATCAAACAGTTCTGCGAACGCCTTGACTTGCTCGTATAGGTCGTTCGTGACACGTGCGCCGATTGTGCAGGTGTCCTCGGCTTTTCGATCGTTGTCTCGCTTAGGCGTCTTGGCTAGTTTCTTGACAACTGTTGGTGTAGAACTCATCTCACAATTGTACCACTTGTGTTAACAGAATGTCGTAACATGTCCGTTTGTGAGTGATGGAACTTTAAGCCTGAACGACGCCTCGAAGTTGACGGGCGTATCTGCCGTAACCCTGCGACGACGGATCAAGGAAGGTCGCCTCGAAGCTGAACCTCGAAAGTCTGCGAAGGCTGAGATCAGGTTGACTACTCAGGGACTAATCAAGGCTGGTTTCGTTATCCAAGATGAGATCATGTCGACCTCGACCGCCTTGCTGGCTGATCGTGAGGCTCAGATAGTCGCCCTGAAGGCTGAGATAGAGAAGGAACGAGCTGAGAAGGTCGCCCTCATGGGTGATCTGCGAGCGTTGACGGGGAAACTCGAAGGCGTGACCGAGTCGTATCAGCTCGCCCTCGACGCCTTTAAGCCCGTTCAGGAATTACTAGCCAAGAACGCCCAACGATTGATCATTGATGAACCTGTCAGATCACGCCTCAACTGGCTGAAAAGGCGAAAATAAGCCCCTCTGAAGGCTTTGTGTAGTCATTGATCAATCAGGCTGATTAGCCCCTGATTAGCCAGTCTTTGTCCAATTGATGAACTGAGTACTCATTGAGTAGTCAAGATGAACGACCCTTGACCTTGTCATGTGCTATCTTGTGTTAACATAAGTGAGTCTAAAGGGGACGATTATGAAGGCAATTATCTATACAAGGGTTTCAACTGAGGAACAAGGCGTCAGCCGTAATGGACTCGAAAGTCAGCTCGCTACCTGTCAGGAATACGCCAGCCGTATTGGCGTCGAGGTTAGTCAAGTGATCGAGGAAGTCGTCTCAGGGGCGAAAATGACGAACCGCCCTCTACTGATCAACGCCTTGTCTGCCCTGAAGTCTGGCGAAGCGAAGGTGCTGATTGTCTCAAAGCTCGACCGCCTCAGCCGTAGTGTCTCTGACCTTTGCTACCTACTCGAAGTCTCTGAGAAGGAAGGCTGGTCGCTGGTGATCCTTGACCTGAACATTGATTGCACCACCTCGTCGGGACGTATGCAAGCCCAGATACAAGCGACCTTTGCTGAGTTTGAGCGTCGTCGCATTGGTGAGCGCACTAAGGACGGGTTGGCAATTGCTAAGGCTAAAGGCGTGAAACTAGGGGGTTCTAAGCCCGTTATTCCGTTTGAGACGGTGCAACTGATTGCCCTCGCTCGTCAAGCTGACAAGACATTCCGTCAGATTGCTGATGATCTCAACGCTTTACTGATCACCACCTCAACGGGTACGGCTTGGTCAGCTGGGTCAGTCAACTGGGTTCTGAAAAGCCAACGAGGTCAAGAATTAATGAAGGCGAGTTGATTAGCCATTGATTAATCAGAACCTCGATTGCGGCTTAAGGCGTTATTCCTGCCGCACTAAATGCCTGCGAGACTGTTGTGGCGAGTTGGTAGTGATTACACGGAATAGAACCTGTAGAGCACCTATTTAGGTCAGCACCCCAGTCGCTAATCCCTTTGATAAGTGCTTGGGTTGTGTCGCTTTGTTTTTGTGTCAATGCATTTATCTGATTAGTCAGCTTGCTCACCTGAGCGTTGAGTTGAGCGGTCGTTGCATAAGAGACGCCTGCCTCAGCCGGTGTTGTAATCGTTCCCGCATAGAAGCTGAGCGAAGCAATTAACGCCCCTGCACTAATAAGGCTGGTTTTGTTGAGTTTCATAATTCTCCTTTTTTGTATGTTTATCGCATAGCCATTGATTAATCAGCCCCACTATTGACACCTGTCAGCTGAGTAGTCATTGACTGGTCGTTTGCCTTTAGGGGCTTTGTTTAAGGGTTGAGTATCGAGCTGGCGAAGAACTGTCATTTTCACTATCAAGGGTGTTGTTTTTATTTGCGAAACTGAACCCAGTAGTTAATTCGATCCTCAGCGTTCTTAAAGGTTTTTAGCCTGCGTCGGTAAATTCTCTCTAGACGCTTGTCTGGATCATTGATCAGGTCGTAAATCATTCCTGCGTATCCAGTTAGTCGTCTTTCAGGTCTAGGCGGTACGCCTTTTTTTACTCCCCACATTCCGTTCAGAAAACCTATTTTTATGTTCAACAAGGCGATCATCAGCTCTCTCTTAAATCTCCCAACTTGTATGGGCTCTGGATTGCTTTGTTCGTCGCTCATAAGGAAACTCTAGAACTGTTTTCTTGTTCGTCGTGTTCTCTGATGATCTTGGTTATTCGGTCTATCTCTCGCTGAATGTCCTCTGATGTCATGTGAGCGAGGGGGTTCTCCTCGACCCATTTACGAGGAACGTCAAGCCCGAGAAGTTGAGCTCTGCGTTTCATAATTGAGAGAACTCGGTCAACGGATCGAAGGTCGCCATTGATTGCCTTGTCCCAGATTGCTACCTGTAAGGCGTCAAGACGTTCGCTTTCTAGTTTGCGTAGAGAGTCGACCTCGTCAGCTGGTATCGCTACGAGTGCGTTCTGAACTCGACGATAAGCCGTTGAGGTGT